TGCCTTCGCCTTCCTCAAGGATGTCGGTATCGCCTGTATATGGCCGACCGCTACCGTCAATAAGCTGACCTGACGGGTCTTTGATTACCGCCATTTCCTCAAGAACGGTTTCAAACTTGGCAGCGTATCTCGCCCACAAAACGCTCTGACCAGTAAGCAAAAACTGTAATGCTGCGTTATAACCAACCTTATCGAAGTCAAAATGCGTATCCATGACGAACTGTGTGTTTCGTTCAAGGATTACGCTACCAAGCTCATAAGGTAAGCCACCTGTTCGCTTACGAAGGTTTACTTCCGCTCTCGGGGTAGAAGAGTAATAAGCAGGAAGCAAAGTATTGATACAATACCACCAAACATTAAGTCGTCGCTCAGCATCGTTGAGGATTCCTACTTGTTTTTGAGCGTTATAAACACGAATTGACTCTTCTGAGGTTTCAATGAACTTACGACGACGAGATTCTGATTGAGTGATTTGAGCCTTCCACCAGCTAGGACTGTACTTTTGGATGAGAGGCTTAATTTTTACACTCATATCTTAGCTCGTTTCTGTTGTGACCGCATTTGAGCGATATACGCTTGTAGCTTAATTTTACCCTTGTCGAAAACCTCTGCTGGTTGCTCCCACTTAGCGTCTACGAGGCGGCCTTTGCAGAGGTAGCGTAAGGCGTCGCAGGCATGGTCATTCCCAGTCGAATCAGCATCTTCAGGGTTACGTTTGTCTATTGACAGAGATGGTAGTGTTTCCAGCAAATATGGGCAACTGGCAAATATGTAGAGGAGCGGTGGGTTAGACACCAACCGTTGCCGGATCTGTGACCAGCCGGATATGCGCTCGTTATCAGCCGCTCTAAACGAAGGGAACTTATACTTGGCAAACACCTGGGTGAACTGGTCTGCGATGCTTGGACCACCCTCATGGTTGAATATGCTGGGGTCAGCAAAAGCTAATGGATTTTCTCCGACAGAAATTGCTCCAATTCGATTTGCCTGATCAATGTTATCAACTCCTTTTCCCCACATCTCTCGGTATATGACGATTGCTCCTTTTTGGTACGGAACTTCGTTTCCAGCATCATCACGACCTGAACTGACAGCGCCCCAGATAGCAGCAAAAGGAGAGCGGTAACCCCAATCGTACCCCATGTATCGGGGCCAGTGTTTAGGAATATTGAAAGGACTAATGATATGTTTAGAAGAGAACTCAGGAAAATAGCTGCCTTCATGAATTTCAAAGTCTCCTTCAAGCCATGCACGAACAAGCTCTGGCGAGCCTACCATGTGCAATCGGTTGATATACTCAGGGTCACGAGCGAGCAGAATCTGGTTATCGTGTACCCTACTTGGAATATAAATGTAGTCAAAGCTACTTCCGTTGGGTAACTGTTTTTGTAGGATTTTCATACCTTTTGGCGCTGGCTTGATAAACAGCTCTTTAAGCCATCCGTGACCTACACCGCCTGGGTTAAAGGTAAGTATAACCTGGCCGCCGCCCTTACCTCGCAACGCTCCGAATAGCTTCCAAATGCAGCTTGGATCGGAATAGTTACCTGCCTCCTCTATCGCCGCATGGCTAAGATTTTGTCCTTGATACTTTTCAGCATCCCCGTCGTTAGCCAACGGACGAAACCGCAACCGACCGCCGTTAATGAAAGTAAACTGCTTTTTCTGGTCCTGCCAATGAGCTTGCAAGGGGAGGTAGATTTGCTTGGCTCGCTCGATGAGGTCATCCGCTTGAGGGAGTTCTTTTCTAAAAAATATCGCATTGAAGTCACTGCCGAATTGCTCCTGAGCTATGGCAAATTTGCCTAATACGCCGTCAGTCTTACCTCCACCTCGTGCACCGCCGTAGCCTATAAGGGTTATAGGACAGTGAATAAGAGCTTCTTGAGGACCGGACTGGGGAGCCCATACAACCTGCTCGTTAGCCTGTAACTCAGCATCCATTCTTTAGCTCGTTACATTCAGCCCAGAACTGCTCCCAGCTAAGCTCGTATAACTCCCTAACGAACTCCTTTTCGCACTCAATACAGAGGTTTGTGGCAATGTCCCACAGTGAGCCACATTCGGGACACTTCCAATGACCGCTGTTATCCATAGTGCTTAATCTCCGGCCCACCGCCAACCATTACAGCGTTATCGCCGTATATGCGCTCTACCTTACAGTTAGGGTTTTGGCAGTAAAAGTAGAAATCTCTGCCGTCCTGGACGCTAACGGTGGAGACGTGGTTGCACCAAGGACACCGGCGTGTAGTTTCTGCCTCATCTTTCATGCGATGCTCTATGCCCATTATTCAATTACCGTACCCTTTATACAAACGTGCCGAACGTTGCTTTGTTGCACCAATATCCCACCCTTTTCTTCGCATTTGTTTGATTGCTTATGTAAAAGCATCCAACATCCAACCGCCACAGCCATTGCCGCAAGGAAGATGATACAGCCAGGAGGCTGATAATAAACGTCAACATAACGAGGTAAATGTCCGTTTTTCACTTCTCCTCCGGTGGCTTAGGCAGCGGCATCCAGTGGGTAAAGTTTTTTATTGAAACATTACCAGCGTCTCCCCAATAAATCATGGTATCGTCGCAATATGATCTGTATTCCCAACTAGAAACTCCTGCTTGATGCGCTGCTTTATTCCACCATAAAACTTCTGTTTCTGGTGATGGCAGCCGATCCTTAACGCTGATCCATTCGCTAGAAGGGTTCACATCAACCATCTTCTCCATGTCGAGAATATGCTCGCAGGTATCCTGCTTTTCCGGAGAGTTCTTTGCGGCTCGGTAGCCAGTTGCCAAAAGATCGATTACAGCCATTTTTCTAGATTTAGACCAAGCAAAACAAAAGGCTTCTTTCCAATCCTCTGACAAAGTTTCATTGAAATTACGTTTGTAAAATTCTTTAATTTCGTCCCAAGTTACTGGTTTTAACTTATTTGTGATTTCGTCCCACTCGCTCATGATTCCTCCGGTGGCTTAGGAAGCGGTTGCCAGTGGGTAATAACTTCCTCTGGCTCGTACATATCCAATTCACATCTCCACCAGTACAATGGACTCATCAAAGCACTATCAACTCTACTTCCGACATACGGCTGCTTAAAGCCAGGGTGCCAGATCAAAACAAGTTGATCATACTCCGGCAGCCGATCCTTAACGCTGATCCATTGAGATTGTGATGCGTGTAATCCAGCCTCATAACCGTCAATAAATCGATTCTCTTCAAGCAAAGCCAATGGTCCAGTTGTGCCACGCCGCTTAACGTATTCAGCAGCTATAACCTGCAACGGTGACTTGTGATCGTATTTCGCTGCAAACTCTATTTTGGCTTTTAGTTCAGCGGCCTGGTAGCCAGCGAGGAAGCCTTTTTCTGCCGTTATTATAATGTCACTGGTGCCGCAACATAAATCTATGCCAGTACCATACTCCTCTGCCATTTGTTCAGGTGTTTTCATTAGCCTTCATCTCCATGAATGGCGCAGTGCTTCCAGTTATCAAGCTCCGTCTCAAGTTCCGCAATTTTCGTTTTTAGCTCTTTGATCTGCCACAAATATCGGCCTTCCATCGCATCCATGGCAGGAAGGCTACTCTCTTCGATGCGCTTACGAAGATCCTTCCAAAACTCATCCCAATGCAGGTGAATATCTTTTTCAGACGCCTGATAGCCAGCAAGGAATCCAGCTTTGCTTAATATATACCCAGGGTCGGTGACATACTTACTTGCAAACTCCTCTGCCAACTGCTCAGGTGTTTTAGTCATATTTCCTCCTCTGGCGTATCTGCGATCTCATGCCAATGACTAACGCCCTTTAATTCTGATTCATAAGTACAGCATGGGTTAAACATCAGCCAAGCACCATCCTTGCGCCATGCAGCATGAATATCACCAAAGTTCGTCCATACTGCTACAATATCCTTATCTTCAGGTAGTTTGTCCTTAACGCTGATCCAACGGTATTGAGGTCCAATCGGATCAACCCACATCTTTGCTTGAAATTGAAAAGGATGCTCTTGCCCCGCTTTGTAGCCAGCAAGAAAAACACTTGCGGTAGCTTTTTTTGTATGGCGCAAAATTTCTTCGGGATAGTCACAATCTTGGTGCCAATCCTCTGCATA